AACCGGACGTACCGTTTTCTTTCCAAGGGGACACTCCCTTGAGCAGTAATGATTACAAAGCTCTGGAGCATTATAAACATGGGCCATAAGTAATACTTCTTCGGGGTATGGGGTTAGGGTTCCAGCCTCGATTCGGCCTATGCGTGTTCTGTCAATTCCAAGGATTTCCGACGCGCCTTCACGGCTGCTCAATATATCGTTGCCCGAAATCGCGTCAATTCGCGCGTTAAAAAATGCATTATCTAAACATTTAGTTGCTTTTCTTGCCATTTATTTCACTCGCCTTTCGTGAGATACTTTAAACATGGTAAATCGAGATTGATAGTCACGCCCTAGGCTATCGCCCTTACGCCTCTACGCTTGAACTGTTCCGTTAAAATCCTCTTCCTCTCCTGGAAATCCGGTACCGCATGAATTAACCCTATGTCAATCCGTTGGAGCGTCTTCACCGCTTCGGCCTGATCCGGTGTCAGGTACGGCCTAATGGATGATACTTTCCCGAGGTTGTTTGCCTCCTTGAACTGCCTTGTGGACATCCCGAGTATGATACGGTTAATCATGTCCAGCTCGTTGCTAAAGTGGTAATGCTTAGGCTCCTCATGTGTCAGCATGATAGCCTGAGTGAATTCAGGAAAATCAGCTTTGGCTTCGAGCAGGTTACGGATGAAGGCTTCCATTTCGTTAAATCGGTTGATATAAGCAACCTTAAAGGCCATTGCTTTTTTACCCGTGAAACCCATGGTCAAAAGCAAAAACCCGTCCTTGGTCATTGAGTATTGTTTATTCCTTTTACCACTGCCGTCTCGGTAGCTACTGAGCTCAAAGTTGAGCTGAGTAAAATCTACCGGGGCATCCGTGAAAATCTTTTCTTCAATATCGCGAAGAACGTTTTTATGTTCCTTGCTGAATATTTCTGCGACCTTACGGCTGCCAACGATGGGGATTCCCTTCTTTTCGGTTACTCCATAAACATCATCCGGGAGGATTAAGTTGCTCATAGTTCCCTCCTTTAATCATTGCGCACTAAACAACCTAGGCAGTTTTTTCTTTATCCAGAAATTGCAGATTATGCAATTCAGGATCAAAAAAAATATCTATTTGTGCATCCAGGAAATTACAAGCTGCTAGCATTTCCCAAAGTGTAAATGGGGATCTTCCAGCTAACTTGTTACTAAGAGCTTGCTGTGTAATATTAAGCTCATCAGCTAACGAGCCTAACGTTTCTCCTTTCCCAGCGATTGCTCCACGCAGTTTTAAAAAATGTTTATTACTCAATGCTTTCACCTCCTATGTATCCTAGAATTGCAATATATGCAATCCCTAGGATTATTATATACCCATAATTTTCCCTCGTCAATGTATAACTAACAATTATATTTGGTAATAATAAAATTAGAATTGCTTAAGGCACAATTTTGTAATATAATTTTTCTGGAGGTTGATGCTATATGAAGAATATCAATGTCAATGAAATTTTAGTTCGTGCAGCAAAGCGCTTAAAGGAGTTAAGAGATGCAACCGGCGTCAACCAAAAAGAGTTTGCCGAAATGTTTGGCGCAAATAATACAACTTACAACCGTTATGAATCCGGCGACATTAAATCAATGCCAGCGGACCTAATTGAAAGCATTAGTAAAAGATTTGACATTAACCCCGCCTGGCTTATTGGATTTGAAAATGTAGATAAATATATGATCTATGAAAAGGCATATCAAAATGTAAGACGCTTGCCTGTGCTGGGCAAGATTGCCGCCGGTATCCCTATCTTGGCGCAAGAAGATCTTCTTGATTATGAATATGTACCCGAATGTTTCAAGGCTGACTTTTGCCTTAAAGTACAGGGCGATAGCATGATAGGGGCCCGCATTCTTGATGGCGATTTAGTATATATCAAACAGCAACCGGAGGTGGAAAATGGAGAAATAGCCGTGGTTCTAATTGATGGGCAGGATGCGACATTAAAGAGGTTTTACAGGACAGATGGAAAAATAACACTGCGCTCTGAAAACCCGAACTATCCGGATCAGATATATACAAAGAAGGACAATGTAACTATTTTAGGAAAGGCGATATTATTCAAGTCGGAGGTGCGGTAGCCCGTGGCAAGTATAAGAAAGCTAAATAACGGGTCCTATCAGGCAACTGTCTACGTGGGATTAAAAGACGATGGCAGTCAAGACAGGCGGTATGTCACAAAGCCAACTCTAAGAGAATGCAAAGCAGCGGTCAGAGAGATGGAGCAGGAAATTGAGGAAGGTAACACCTCCAACGCTGGCAATATTAGAGTTGTGACGTTAATCGAAGAATATATAGAGCTAAACAAAGATCGATTATCTCCCTCAACCTATGCTACCTACAAGTTATATTTGCGCGTTCATTACAGGCCATTCTTTAAGAATAAAAAAGCTAAGGATATTCAAGAGATTGATATCAGAAAGTTCACGGCCTATCAATTGCAAAAAATCTATAGAGAGAAAAAGTTATCGCCCACAACGGTCAGGAAACATGCTTCTGTGCTAAACAAGATATTTGAGGAGCGACTAAAAAATAAAAACCCCGCGAGATTTGTTAAGCTCCCAAAGAAGGCTAAATATGTTCCCATAGTCCCAACCAACAAAGAATTCATGGAGATCCACGCCACGTTTAAAAATATCGGTTTGCGGGAGGAAATCATTGTTCTTCTGGCGGGGTGGTGCGGGATGCGACGCAGTGAGATATTTGCCATCAAGCCGGATGATATCTTTAAAAACAGAAAAATTGTTAGAGTTGATGAGGGTTACACAATTAATGAAGATGGTGAATATGAAGATGGGCCGCCAAAATCAGACAACGGATTCAGGGAAGTTGCTGTGCCGGATTATCTAATGAATCTCATTCAGGAATATTTAAAGAGCTTAGGGGAAATTCCTGAAAGACTGTTTGACTTACGACCTGATTACTGGTCTGAAAAATTCCACACAATAATTATAAAAAATAAACTCCTACCAGTAAGATTCCATGATTTACGTCACTATCATGCTTCATGGCTGTATAAGAACGGTATCCTGGATCATAAGGCGGCTGACCGAATAGGGGACGACGTCCGAACTCTGAAGCAAGTGTATCAGCACATTGGGGTAGACGATTCAGAAGAACTAGACGAAGAGATTAGACAAAAATTAGAGAGCTTACTAATCGATAAAGGTAAAACGAAGAAATATAAGATTAAATTAAAAAGAACCATGCATTAAAGCACGGCCAAGTGAAAAAATATTTTGTGCGGTATTTGTGCGGTATTCGTTGCAGCGGATACCGCATTAAATACTCTTAAACCCTTAATTGGTGCGGAAGAGGGGACTCGAACCCCTACGGTTTCCCGCTGGAACCTAAATCCAGTAGATTGCATATCATGCAATAATAACAAAACTGAGATTCCGCGCGGTTTACACGTTTTCTTAATTAATGTTAAAAAGTTTCTTGTTATGCAATATTAAAATATACTTTCAGATGTTGAAAGCAATATTTATATCTTTGTGCGGTATTTGTGCGGTATTAGCCTTGAAAAAACCTTTCCTATTTAAATAGGTGTAATTAAAGAATTGGGCGAAACGCCATATAATACAGATAGTTGTATAATCAAATAAAGCGGTAGCCGTGATGGATTGTTTTCGTATTTCCCGATAGTTCTTGAAGACACCCCACAATACTCCGCCACCTCTTCCACCGTATAGCCACTCATTTCTCTGGCAGCCTTAAAAGTAATTTTAAACATATTTTTCTACATCTCCTTCTTTTTCCACTTGCCCAAAGAAGGTAATGCTATATATAATCAAAATATACAGACTCCTTCTTCGGAAGTGTGTTTTGTTAAGGAAGCTCGTAACTCTTGCGGGGTTGCGCGGGCTTCCTTGCTTTTGATCTTAGTATTTTCAATGCCATTATGCAATAGTGGATATTTCTCATACAATTGTTCGACATAATTAGACAATTCCTTGTTTTATTATAGTTTACTCTTCTAATATTTTTTTAAGTTCAACCCCCAGGGCATTGGCGATTCTTGCCAGCATCCCCAGGTTCGGTTTATAGTTATACCCCTCTTCAATCTTTTTTAGAGAACTTAAACTAATATTGGCCCTCTTTGCTAATTCTTTCTGCGTCAGGTTTCGCGCCTGACGCAACTTTGCTATTTTTCTGCCTATCCCCAAATTACCATTAAGCTCCTAGCCAAGATAGGCATGTCCTCCCTAAAGGATATACCTATACCTTGGTCGAAAAAAGCAGAATTAAGGAAATGCAAAAGGGTCATTTCCTCTACCTTCTTTTACTTTATTCGACATTACAATTATGTACGCACGTACATTGATTATCAAGCAAAATATGCCATTATTAATTTCATGAACAGAATTAAGGAAATACTTAAAGAGCGTAATATGACCCAGGAAGAACTATCCCTACGCTGTGGAGTTCCCCAGTCCGAGATAAGCCGGATAGCGAACGGCAAGAAAAAGGCAATCCACTTAGAAACGGCGGCAAAGATTGCGAGAGGACTGGGGAAACCTGTTGAATATGTTTTTCCAGATTATTGAAACTTAGAAGGATTTCGCCCTTTTGTGTGGAATAAATTACCCGTGGTGATGTAATGAATAGATTGCGTGAAATAATGAAAGAGTTAAGCGTTACGCAGGATGAGCTTTCCAAAATGACAGGAATTGCCCAGTCAGAAATCAGTAAGATTATGAATGACAAGAAACCAAAGCTAACTCTAGTTCAGGCTCAAAGGGTAGCCAAAGCGCTAAATTGCCCCCTCGAAAAAATCTGGCCGAGTTAAGGGGCTATTTTTTTATCCAAAATTATTATCCGTTAATCATATTATAATCAGTCGCTCATACTATTAATCATAGCGAAGGAGTAAGCGAAGGGAGGAAAAGCATGGCAAACAAAGCAATCCAGCCGGATATACTCGGCCTGTTCTCGTCATCCATATTCGAGATTGGTAAATTCGCGCTCAAGCACCTGCGAAGAGATAGCAATTCGCACCCCGGAAGAATAATGCTGAGTTGGAAGCGAAATGACGTCTGTGTCGAGACAAAGGAGAGAGGGAAGGATAATACAAGCAAGGAGTATCCAAGACTCGTACAGCGTGGCTGGAGGGGACACAATCAAGTGTTTAAGTATCGCATACCAACCGGGTTAAAGTTCGACAAGTTGATCAAGTCCATTAACGACATTGAGTTTGATCTAAAAAG